ACAACGGATTCAACCAATTTAACATGGACGAACAAGATGACGAAGACGGATACGGAGACAACGGATTCAACCAATTTAACATGGACGAACAAGATGACGAAGACGGATACGGAGACAACGGATACTACAATGAAACTTATAAACCTAAAGGTGTTGGAATAGGATTAGGTCCTAAATTTTCTTATAAAAATAAGACTAATGGCGGATTTAATGAAAAAAGAAAACAAGGTCCTAAATCAGTTGGTACTGGTAAACCTAAGTTTGAATACAAGAAAGGTGAAAATATGGGTGCTAAATCCAAAATTGTTAAAGCAGAAACTAAAGAAGGTCAAGGATACAAAGACAAAGAAGATGAAAGATTGTCAATGAAGCATGGTAAAATTGCAACAAAAGACATTAAGACAACTAAAAGTCGTAGAGATGACGCAGATTTTGAAAAATCTGAAACTAAAGAAGCTGCTAGAACATATGGAATGGGTTCCAAAGAAGGTAGAGGATTGAGAAAAGGTATCACTAATAATAGAAATTATGTTTATAGTAATAGTGGTGTTAAAACAGAATCTACTCAAGAAGAAGTTAGAATGTTGAGAGGAAAAAATGAGGAGTATAGAAAAGCATTAAATGTTTTTAGAGAAAAACTTAACGAAGTTGCAATCTTTAATTCAAATTTGGCTTATGCTACAAGATTGTTTACAGAACATTCAACAACTAAAAAAGAAAAAATAAACATCCTTAGAAGATTTGACGATGTTGAAACCTTAAAAGAATCTAAAAATCTTTATAGGTCTCTTAAAGACGAATTAACTTCGACGGATACAAAATCAATTAATGAATCGGTAACAACAAAATTAAACAAATCAGTTTCTACAGGTTCATCAACAACCCTAATTGAATCAAAAACTTATGAAAATCCTCAATTCTTAAGAATGAAGGACTTAATGGGTAAATTAGGTTAAACAATAAAAATAAACTTAAAAAAAAAAATACTAAAAAAATGGGAGCATTATTAGAATCAGGTCTTGTTGGTAACATTGGGTTAAAACACCTTAAAGTTATCAAAGAAGACACAATCAACAAATGGGACAAATTAGGATTCTTAGAGGGTCTTAAAGGTCACATGAGAGAAAACGTAGCACAATTATACGAAAACCAAGCATCATTCTTAATCAATGAAGCATCATCTACATCTGATACAGGTGCATTTGAAACAGTGGTTTTCCCAATTGTTAGACGTGTATTCTCTAAATTATTAGCGAATGACATCGTTTCAGTACAAGCAATGAACTTACCAATTGGTAAATTGTTCTACTTTGTACCTAACATTCAGGCTTACCAAGCAGGTACTTCTCAGCACTACGCACCTTATGGTTCTCCAAACCAAGCTGCGGGTCAAACACCAAACAGTGGTTATGACTATAACAATACTAAAGACCTTTACGATAGATTCTACGAAGGTAACGAACCAGCGTTAGACCCTCCAGGGTTATTTGACTATTCTAAAGGACAATTTTCCGCAATCACCGCTTCAGTTGCTACTGTTGCTTGGTTAGCTGACGCATTAGTTAGTTCAGCTTATACTTTATCTGATTACAGAAAAGTATTGGTAGTTTTGTCAGGTTTTGCATCTGATGGAGCTGGTAAATTAATCGGACCTGATGGTCAACCAATGGATAACGAATCTTTCTTATCTGATTTGACTATCTATGGTGCTGCTGGAAACACAACAACTTCGGCTAACGTATCTAATCCTTACTTATTCAGAGTAGTAACTCAAAGATATGGTAAAGGTATTGTTCAATACGGTAACAATAACTCAAATTTGGTTTTCCCTAATAGTAAAACAGGTGGTGGTCAATATGACAATCTGTGTGATGCTGAAGGTAAAATCTATTTAGAAATTGATTTACAGGTACCAGTATGTATTACTTGTGGTGGTTCTATGGACGGTTACACAGGTTCAACATTCTCTTCTAGTACAGCTGTTAACAATGCGTTTACATCTACTTATAGAATATATAAGAATTTAGAATTTGAAGATAAAATTGGTGAGGTATCTTTTGACCTTATGTCAGTTACAGTTTCTGTAACAGAAAGAAAATTAAGAGCTCAATGGTCTCCAGAAATGGCACAAGACGTTGCTGCGTTCCACAACATTGATGCTGAAGCTGAATTAACAGCTTTATTATCTGAACAAGTTGCGGCTGAAATCGACCGTGAAATATTAAGAGATTTACGTAAAGGTGCGGCTTGGAACTTACGTTGGGATTACAATGGTTGGAAACGTCTAGGTTCAAGTGCTGTTCCTTACACTCAAAAAGATTGGAATCAAACATTGATTACAGCTATCAACCAAATTTCGGCTCAAATCCACAAATCTACCTTAAGAGGTGGTGCTAACTGGATTGTTGTTTCTTCTGAAATCAGTGCTATATTTGATGACTTGGAATATTTCCACGTATCAAACGCAGCTCCTGAGCAAGACCAATACAACATGGGTATTGAAAGAGTTGGTACATTAGCGGGTCGTTACCAAGTTTACCGTGACCCTTACTTCCCAGCTAACCAAGTGTTAATGGGACACAAAGGAACATCATTGTTAGACACAGGTTATATTTACGCACCGTATGTACCTCTACAATTAACACCTACAATGTATAATCCGTTCAACTTTACTCCGATTAAAGGAATAATGACAAGATACGCGAAGAAAATTGTAAATAATCGTTTTTACGGAAGAATTACCGTAGATGGCGTTCGTACATTTGATTTAAGAGAATTGAGATAATCAAAATCTTAAAGAATAATTAAAGGGACAAGTAATTGTCCCTTTTTTTTTTTATTTAAATATTCTAAGTGATTTTGACACAATTTCAGATTCGGTTAATGAATATATGCCATGTTTATACGCCATTTGAATAGATTTAATTAACATAAACTTTGCTTGTTCTTCGGTTAAATTATCAATTAAATGTTCAATATCTTCAGGTTTGTATATTGCAACATCATCAAATAAGAAGATATAAGGTTGTTTTTCTGCCTCCATAATATATTTATTGTAAGTATATGAAAATAAATCGAATTAGTGAAGCCACAGGTTCAGGAAGTGCTGGACATTTTAAAATACCAATTGTTCTTGCCCCACAAGATTGGCAGGATGAACAATTGGCTCCATTTAATAACCCTGTTTATCATTATACTAATGCGGAGTTGGCGTATGAAGAATCTGATGGTGATTTTAAAGAAACTCCCGAACAAAGAAAAAAAATTGAAGATAAAACAGAATTACTTTCCAGAATCGATACATACTTAAAAAATTTTTACACAGGACAAAATGATGAGGATGGTGGTAACATTGGCGATGTTAAAAATCCTGAAAAAATTATACAAAGGGCTATTGGCACACTTAAAGAAGATTTGGCGGTTTGGTTTGGAACAAAGAAAAAACCAAAAGGTAGTAATCAACCAAAAGGTCCTTGGGTTAACATTTGTAGTAAAGTTGACGGTAAACATCCTCCATGTGGACGACAAGATACGTCTAAAGGGTCTTACCCTAAATGTAGAGCGGCCGGAGTTGCAGGTAAAATGAGTGATTCACAAAAACGAAGTGCATGTCAACAAAAAAGAACCGCTGAGAAAAAAGACACTCAAACAGGTAAAGGTCAAAAACCTGTAATGACATCATATAAACCAAAAAATGAGTCAATAAAAAAGATAATAAGATTAACTGAAAATGATTTAATTAGAATTATTAAAAAAATTATTACAGAACAATAGGTTTTTGTTATATTTTTTCTAAAATTTTTTTAATAGAATATTTGATATTAGAAGTAATTTCTTTTTCAAACTTATTACGTCTTGACTCAACTTCTGAATCAAATAAAGTAACTACAGAATTCCACGACTTATCTCCTAATATTACAGTATATGAATAAACGTGGTTGATTATTTTTACACTATAATTTTCTAAAATTACAAAAATTTGGTCTTCTTCGTTTTTAATATAACGTTTGTTTGAAATTGGAGTTAACAATAAAACAGTTTCATTTTTTTTTATTAATTTTTCACAAATAGAAACACAATCTTTTTCGTATGTAGTAATTTTTGGAGTTGAAGACCGATATATTTTAATATATTGTTTTTGGATTAATCGTTTTAATTTGTGAATAATTTGTTTCATAATTTTATATTAGTATTTATTTACAAATATAATGATATTATTTAAATAAAAAAATTAATTATATGTTTTTTTTTTAACAATAAGCTCCCGAACAATGTTTTTTACCATCAAGTCCTTTAATTTTTCCTTTACATACTTGAACCGCATGTCCATTAGCATAAGCACTTGGGTACACGTCATATTTTGCCTTTGCGGCCGCCTTTCCTCTTGCACAAAGGGGTGTACCTGTTTTTTTTCTACCTTCATTCATTTCTTCAAAATCAACATATTGTGATTCTTTATCCATTTCATTTTTTAAGAAATCAAAAACTTGGTCAATATTTGTTTTGGCTTCAGAAATATGGTCATCAGCCCAATCATGTC